CGCTAGCAGATACGCTTGCTTTTCTTTTAGGAGACGCTCCTTTTCCTTGCGTTGCCATGAATCATCATCCCGTTTTTTCCTTGCCTTGTCTTGCTCTTCCTTGATGACATCCCGCATTTCAAAGACTTTGCTGTACAAAGCGCCCATCTCTTTAGGAGCGCCGTACACCATTGCTTCCCTGATCTCAACCTCTAACGCCGCCATCTGGTCTTGAGCCATTACCCGCTTCAGGGCAGCTTCCATCAGGTTAGCGTCGGGGTTATAAACCGTCTTGCTCTTCTCTTCCTCTTCCCTTATGTGATCTGCAAGTTGTTCTTGCAATTTGAAAAAGTTGGAAAGCTGAGTAACGATGTCTGCCATGACTTGGGTTTCGTCAACAGCAACGTAGGCTTCCTTCTTTTTCGCCACAGACTTGGGGCTTGAGGCTGGCGCTGTTCCGAAGAGCCTTGCCCAGAATCCTCTGACTGCTTTGACATCTGAAGCAACTTCATCAACAGTTTTCTTGATTTCCATGAAAGACGTCTTAGCGTCTTTGTACAGCTTGCACCCTTGCTTGATAGCAGCAACACAGGCATTGGCAGCAAAGAGGATGGAGATCGGATCAATTTTGTTCTCTTATATATTTAAGAAGTTTTGTGTAAATGAAACATCAGTAGTTGTTACAGATGGAGAGGTGTTGGGTTGAGTGGGCGTAGATTCTGTTAGCGTATTTGCATATGTACCGATCCCATATGAAGATGCTGTATTTGGGACTGCTGTGTAAGTTATTGATGCCCCCGCAATTGTGTATGTTCCACTAGGTTTAGAGCCATCAGTGGGAAAACTTGTTGTGACAATTTGGGGATTGCTTGAGTTAATAACCCCTGTTGTTAATAATTTTCCAAGTTTGTTGCCTGCCATTGCACTTATGAAACCGCCGCTTTGGTTAATTGTCCATTGAACAACACCGGCAGACGAAACTTTTGTAAAGTTTTCATACTCATTTATATAAATATTATCGTCTTTGTCAATTGTTAACGAATTAACTCCATATATTGTAGACAAATTTGAAAAAGTAACAGCCCACTGAATTGTTCCGGACGAATTTATCTTGGTTAAAACTGCGCTTGTTGCTGACGCAGATTGAAGAGTGTATATGTCATTATTTGCCCCTATTACAATATTGTAGGCTGAGAAAGTACCAGACCCCGAGATGGGGCCGTAGCAAATTTGCCAAATCAAAGTCCCGCTTGTATTGTATTTAAGAAGATATGACGGCCTAGAGCTTATTCCACTATTTTGAATTACGCTTACATATATATTATCATTTGAGTCTATAGCCAAAGTTGCAGGATATACATTAAATCCAGAATAAGCTATGTTTTTTTGCCATTGCAAAGTGCCACTGCTATTGTATTTAACAAAATATACTGTTTGTGGACTGATTGATGAGGAGCTAACCAGTGCATAAACACCGCCAGCGCTATCTACAACAACACCTTGCGCACCAAATCCTTTTGTCGAAGTGCCATAAGCATTTACCCACTGAATAGTGCCACTTGAATTTAATTTAGCAATACCAGCAAATGTTGGATTTGTAATACCTGCTAAATACACATTTTCAGACGCGTCTATAAAAAGAACATTTCCGTTAAGCGGCTCAAGCTCGTTGATAGTTTTTTGAAATTGCACCGCGCCAAAACTATCATATTTAGTTAATAAGCCACCTGCTGTTGAAGTCTGTTGATATTGACTCCAAACATAAATATTATTATTAAAGTAATTTATTGCTTGTGGTGCAGCTTGATATCCTCCGGATGGATTTGTCCACGAAGACGCTGCCAACCAGTTATTAAAACTGTTGGTTGATCCTGCACCAAGTACTTGTTGAATAGTCATTAAAGTGTTCCTGAAATAACGCAAGTATTGGAGCCGTAGAACAACACAGTACATAATCCTCTAGATACCAGCGTTGTAGAAGTTACCACTGTGTTTACACCGGCAACATAAGCCGTTACCGCAGAAGAAGTGATTGTGATGCTTGCTGCTGAATTGTTATAAATTGTGATGGCTTCTCCCGCAGAAAACACGCTGGCTGGAATGATGACCCCTGCGCTGGTAGATACATGCTTTCCTGCATCGGCGGCGACTAAAGTGTAGGAGCCTGACTGCGCATTTTGAACAATGGTTCGGACATTACCCTTGGAATCAGATACCGTGGATGAAGCGGCTACTGTTGAAACCGACACCGTCCCGCCTGTGATTGCTACGTTATTTGCATCTTGAGTGGCTATTGTTCCCAAGCCAAGGTTTGTTCTAGCTGCTGACGCAGTAGTGCCTCCTGTACCGCCATTTGCAATAGCAACAGTACCTGTGACGTTTGTTGCGTTTGTCGCAGTGGCGGCGTTGCCTGTAACATTAATACTCCAAGTTCCTGAAGCGCCTGTGCCTGTTGGAGATGGCACGTCAGTACCAATTGCCAAGCCTAAATTTGTTCTTGCTGTGGCTGCGGTTGTCGCATTGGTTCCGCCGTTGGCAATAGGCAAGGTTCCTGTAATGTCACCGGTGCTAATGTCAAGCGCATCCCATGCGGTGTTTGTTCCGTCAGATTTAAGGTACTTTCCGTTGGCTGATGCTTGGGATGGAGCAAGTGCATTGAACGCAGCGTTGGCTGTGGTTTGGCCTGTGCCACCGTTGACGATAGCAACTGTTCCTGTAACGGAGTTGCTTTTAATATCGTAAAAATTTGTGCCGTCTGACCATACTATGACTTTGTCACCGTTGGCAATTGTTATACCTGTACCCGCCGCCGTGGTGTTACCGATGATCGTAGAGTTGTAGATCGTGGCTGTGTAGCCACTGTTGTTATAGATGATGTATGCTTTTGAGTTTGGTGGCGCATAAACCGAAAATGCAGCGCCTGTACTGGTAGTCAACCTCAGCATGGCATATATGGACTGGTTTGCCGATACGGTTGCTGTTGGCCCATTGACGTACGTAAGCGCTTGACTTGCGGCTGTGACGCTTACAGTCTGATACCCAGCAATAGCCGTATCAAAAACATAGCTTAAGTTACCATTGGTTGTGTCACCCCACGTACCGGCTTGCGCACCGTTAGCAATCAGTTCTGCTCTTAGGCTTGTTGAATACGTACTCATGTTTTTTCCTTATTGAACAACTTCTGTCCAGTTGGCTGTTTGGGTGTCATCAATGTCTGTCCAGTTGGCAGTGTCAAATATCCATGTCTTCTTGAACTGACCCGCTATTGGCACACTTGCAAAGGCCATTCCACCAAATGTGGCAACATCATCAATTGTCAACGGTACAGTAATATCTGTCCAGCCCGGCGCTTGGTCATCATCTATTGGCTCCCATAACAACCTACGCAAGATTGTATCTGTTGCAGTGATGTTTTCCTGTATCTGAGCAATAACGCTGGCGGCTGTAGCTACGGAGTCGGTTGCAGTTACAGACTCAGCTACGGACGGGGTTACCGTAAGGCTGGTGGAGGTAGTATCGGCAACGGACGCGGCATCGCTGGTCGCGGCATTCAAGGTGGTGTTTGAGGATGGCGTGTCTGTGCTTGTGCTGCTCTCTGCAATAAAAGTCAAGAAGATAAATATGGAAGACGTTGCGTCTGTGGCTGTGGCTGTCTCTGCGACGCTTGGCGTGAATGTAGCGCCGGACTGAGTTTGATCGGCTGCGGAGGAAGTATCGGCAATGTTTACCGCATAGTTTGGCAGGCTAGAGGTTGCGTCCGTGGCTGTGGCGGTGTCTGATGTTGCTGCGCCAAATGTGGCTTTGGACGAGATTGAATCTGTGGCTGTGGCGGTTTCTGAAACAGCGGAGCCAAATGTAATGAGAGACGCAGTGCTGTCTGTTGCTGTGCTGGACTCAGCTATGTTTGAAGCAAAGGTAAGGGATGATGCTACCGCGTCGGTGGATGTGCTGGTGTCGGCTGTGGCGCAAGCAAAAGTTGCTAAAGAAGATGTGGAGTCAGTGGCTGTTGCGGTTTCAGATACAGAGGACGTAAAGAAGTTCCCCGCTGCCGAAGCAAACGGGGCTTGCGCAAAAGCTGCTGCTCCAAAGATCATGTCTCAGTCGGCGCAGGAGGGGTTTGTTCTTTGGCTTCCTTTTGGATAGCCTCTACCAATTGGAATACGTCTGCATATGGACGGCTACCAAGGTATTGAAGGATGGCGTTTACCAAGTTTGTTGAGAGGGTGATTTTTTCCATTACCAAGGTACTCCTGTTGCGGTTGTTGGGTTTTTATGTAAATCAATTTGATTGGCTAGGCTTGCTTCTGTTGCGGTTTTATCCACGCCATTAGCCCATATCCAGTCGAGTACGTTTTGCTCAGTTACGCTTGCGTAAGGAATAGTTGGCTCAGTAGTTGGAAAACTGCAAGTGCTATAAACAGAGGCTGTGTAGTCTCCATCTACTGCTGTTGCAGTCCAATGTGCTGCGGTGACAAACCCATTAGAGGTTTGGCGGTCTAGTTGTGTAATTGTCCAAGTTGTTGCCATGATTACTCCTTTATGGTTTATGCGTCTTGGTTCAACGGCAGATTGCCGTTTGCAACCCACTCTTGATATTCAGCATGGTATTGCACAAGTTTCTCATCCGTTTTTTGTGCGTCTGTCAACTCTGTTGAAATGGGAATTAATGGTGATACATCAATTGTTTTTACAACATAACTATTGCCGTGTTTTCTAAACATGATTTATTCCTTATGCAACTTGAGATGATAAAACGCCCATTTGCCAAGCGGCGGCAGTTGAAAACAAAGCAGAGCCAGTTTTAATCACAATATCGTGACTGTTAGCGTTTTTGGAAATGCCCAATTGTGCAGATGACGGGCTTGCGGTTGCGGCAATATTAGTTGGAGTTATTCCAAGAAATGTAATTGAACTGCTTAGATAGCTTGTGAATACTAAAGCCCCGTCACCATTTCCAAGAGAAATCCAAAACAGTTTGGCGCTTGTGCCTAAATTAATTGTGTATGTAGTGCTATTAACGGTAGTTATGCTTTCATTGTTTGCAATTGCGGTTGGTTTAATACCCGCCGCAGTTGTTGCGCCTTTTTGAACAAAGTTACCGCTGGAGTCGATACGGGCTCGTTCTGTCACAGATGTATCTGTTTGATTGGTTTTAGTACCGAATGCTAAGTAACCATTTGTACCTGTACTAGAGGAGTTGGTAACACCTGACCATATAGATGCAAAGAAAGCAGTAGATGTTGTACTAGGAGCAGCTCCACCAAAAGCAATCGTTCCGCCAATCGAAGCACTACCATTACCATTCCATAGCGTTAATGTACTAGGAGAGTTATATTGCCCCGCAACAGTTGAGCTGTTTGCATAAAGTGAAAGCAAACTTTGTGGCGAAGTAGTACCAATACCCAAGTTGCCAGTGTTAGTGAGGCGCATCTGCTCGTTTTTGCTTGCGTTTACTCCAACTGAAGCGCCGCCAGTCATAGTGCCAAATTGCAAATCAGAGCTACTACTGCCTGTAACAAGGGAGCCTATAAAATTTCCAGCTTGATAAGATGTATTAAACAAATTGGCTTGCAACAATATATTTGCAGAACCCGATGAATTTGCATAACCCCCCGTAAATCCAATCCAATTGTCGGTGGCGGGGGAGGCTCCCACTGCCAAATATACATTTCCTGCGGGGTACGAATAAACATTGGAGCTTGTATTCCATGCCGTACCATATTTGTCAAGAGTTAAACCCGCAGTAGGCGATGTATTGCCAATACCAAGCCGACCGCTTGCATCCAGCGTCATTGCAGTGGTTAATGAGGATGCGCTTGCGCCAGCACCACTAGAGTTACTTGATGTATATGCCCAAGAATGCGTTCCGTGATATTGGTTATATAGCGCACCATATCCATTACCGCCAAACTTCCATCCTGAGTTGTAATACAGATTGCAAGACACATACAAATCTTGGTCAGATGTTCCAGCACGAACACTGTTTCCAGACGCGCCGACTTCAACAACTTTATACAAACCACTTGATGCTGTCGGAGTAACACCCAAGCCAAGGTTACCGGAGGAGTCAAGGCGCAGTTTTTCTGATCCATTGGTATACGCAACCACATAGTTGCTAGCGGAATTCATTAGCCAACCGTTTTGGTTTCCTGCTTCAGACAAAATTCCACTTAAACCAGATGCTGATGCAACAAATACTGATTGATTTGAGCCGTTTTGAAATTTAGCAACATTAGTTGCTGACCCTGTAACATCCAACTTATAAGCAGGCGAACTCGTCCCAATACCCACATTGCCACTTGCATCTTTCACAATGCCTGTAACGCCAACAGTAAGCGTGTCTGTTGTGGCATCTCCAAGTGTGGTGTTACCAGTAGAGGTTAGGTTGACTAATGTCTCTGTGCCTGTGTTGGTGAGGCCGGGGGTGGTGATGCCCGTTGTGCCGTCTAGCGTGATAGCCATGTTTATGCTCCTTTAAGCGCCGCTACATCGGCTTGCAGTTGGGTGATAAGGGCTTGCTGTTCTTGGATGGCTTTGACAAGTGTAGGAATCAAATTAGCGTTGATTGCTTTGTAGGGTTCCTCGCCTTCAGGCGCAGGGTCACGCCATTCCTCAATCATGTCAGGCAAGACTTGCTCAAACTCTTGAGCAATAAACCCACGAGCATTCTTGATGTTTGCGCCTTTACCTTCTTTCCAGTCAAACTTGCGTGGTTGCAAAGCCATTACAGTTGTAAGACCCTCATCCAAATCACGGATGTTTTCTTTTAAACGTAGGTCAGAAATACTTGTAATGGTTGTGCTGGTAGCATAAACAGTACCACCCATGCCAACATAAAAACGATAGTTTGATGCGCCTGTTGAATACAAAACATAGGACAAAACTGCATTTGTAGATTCACTGCGAACAGAAGTAACTGCTCCATTAGCAGCTAAAAGACCGCCAACAACACTATCACTTGTAGATGTTTTCGCCACCAGCAAGTTACCGCTGGAATCTATTTTGGCGTTAACCGTTGTTTGTGCCGCGTTAAAAAACTGAACTGCATCAACACCTGTTGGTGCAACTATTGCACCACCGCTATTAGCGCCTATCAATATTCCAGAACTTGTTGAAGAGCGATAAAACTGACCAACAATAGAATTTGTTGAAGAAACATCTAATTTGTAGCTTGGCGAAGTTGTCCCAATACCCAAGTTACCGCTGGAGTCGATAGTAGCAACTGTTCCATTTGCATTAGTTTCAAACAACATAGCATTTGATGTGCCGTTGTAAGTAATAGAACCTGCGTGTCTACCACCACCTGACAATGAAGATGCAAAATATAAACCACCTGTGTTTGTACCATTGTAAATAGTTACACCATAACTGCCACCACTACCACCAAGAGTCAAACTTCCATTTGAAGTCCATGAACTAGCAGTTGTTCCAGCTAATATTAAATTACCACTATTATCTAGCGTCATTGCTTGGGTAAATGTTACGTTATTACCAGCAGTTCCTGTAGGTGCGGTATTCCAACTAAATGAACCTGTGTTTTCTACTTGAAAACTTGCAGGTGCATAACTAGAACTTGCGTATTTATAATTTGTGCCATCATAGTAAGCGTTAGCAATAGCTCTTAATGAGCCGTTTCTTCCCCACAATGATGCGTAACTTGTACCTGATTTAATTTGAAATATAGTATCGCCACCGGCCCAAGCACTAGGAGTAACACCCAAGCCAAGGTTACCGCTGGAGTCGAGGCGCATACGTTCTGTGTTCGCAGTAGAAAATTGCAAATCAGTTATTGCATTAATGCCCAAGCTGGTTACGGCAGTATGACCAATTCCACCTACTGTGCTACCAGCACTATTTTGATACAAGGTGTAATAACTTGAAATCCCATATGTCGTACCCGAATCTCTAAGCGTCATTGCATTAGCTGCTGACAAATCAGCTTGCAAGCTAATTTTGCCAGAAGTCAAAACAGAACCTGTTCCTATACAAACATTCTGTGAAGCATCCACAGTGACTGCGGCAGTACCATTAGTCTGTAGTTGCAGTATTCCCGATGTGTCAGCGGTTACTTTAAAACCACTGGAATTGTTTGCGTCAACTGTTGTGGTCAATTTATTCTCCTGCCGCCTGTTGTAGCGGGGTTAAATCTTGGTCTGTCCAATAATCTTTTGCAAGCATGATTTTCAAATGTTCTTTGTTGCGTGACAAGCAATCCACCCAATCAGCATCAGTCATCAACTCAGGCTTTCCTGCGTTAATCAAAGCCACGCTATCCATAGCGGCTTTGTAATTTTGTGCAATTTGTTCTGCTGTGATTTCGATAGTCATGGTTTTTCCTTATGGGTGGGTTGCTTTGTATGCGTCAAACTCTGCTTTGAGTTCTTGAATGGCTTTAATGCACAAAGACACCATGTTGCTGTACGCCAATGCGTCTGGTGTTCCGTCAGGTGCGTACATTACAAATTCTGACAAACCTGCGGCATCAACTTCTTCAGCGATTAAACCGCCGTATGTTGTATCGCCATCAAGCTCAGATTTGCTTTTGTATGTAACGGCGCGAAGCTGCATAACTTCTGAAAGGCCATGTGTGGCATCTTGCACATCACGTTTGTATTTTAACGAAGACGTTGACTTACGCAAAACCCCGTTTGTGCCTACGTTGACGTTTGCCGCACTACCTGTTGTTTGGGTATCAACTGAAGGGAAATACCAGTTAGTTGCATCGTGGTATGCCCGTGGATTCCCATCCCCATCAGACAGCACGATGTAGTTGCTTGCTGTGCGAATGTCTAGACTGCCTTGGTTGCCTGTGTAAGCGCCGATGATTGTGTTTTTGTAACCCGTAGTAACCAAACCACCACACGACCCACCAGCTGACCAGTTGGGGCCAATGAAAGTGTTGGCATATCCAGTTGTTACGGCAATACCTGCGGCATCACCGATAAACACGTTGCCTTGCGCTGTTGTTGCCGCAAGGCCAGCGGCCCGACCAACAAAAGTATTGTTTGCTCCAGTGGTATTTGCATACCCTGCTTGATAACCAACAGCAGTGTTGTATGAGGCTGTGGTGTTGGCACCAAGAGCTGAATCACCAAAAGCAGTATTGTAACTACCTGTTGTATTTGATCCTAAAGTATCTCTACCAAATCCATTATTTGAACTACCTGATGTATTAGCATATAAACAAACACCAAAAGCATTATTTCTTGTTCCTGAAGTATTTGCCCCTAAAGCGTTCCAACCTACAGCAGTCATTCTATCTGCGGTATTAGAATTTAAAGCACCTTTGCCAACAGCGGTATTGTAATCATTGTTGAGTGTGTATAAAGCACCTTGTCCAACAGCCGTATTACCTGTACCTGTTACATTACTATACCCCGCCTGATAACCTACTGCGGTATTGTTAGAGGCTGTGGTGTTGTTTGCAAGCGCAGAAGTTCCGATGCCCGTGTTGTATCCGCCAGTAGTGTTACCACCAAGAGCGCCCTGTCCTAAAGCAGAGTTGTTTGAGCCAGCTCCAGATGCCGCCAAAGCGTTGTCACCAATAACGGTGTTGGTGTTTCCTGTGTTTAACTTACCTGCTTGATAACCCACAAATACGTTGTAGCTATCATTGGTTGTGAACCCAGCCTGATAACCAATTGAAGTGTTGCGTGTTGCCGTAGATTGCGTGTATGCGGCTTGATAACCTACAGCAGTGTTGTTAGAAGCTGTGGTGTTGGCAGACAGTGCGCCTCCACCAAAAGCTACGTTGAATGAACCAGTAGTGTTGCGTTCAAGGGCGTTGTAAATACTTGCGCTGTTTACGCCGCCCATTCCAGTATTACTTGCGCCTGTTGTATTAGCCGAAAGAACACCATTACCAAAAGCAGAGTTTCCTGTTGCGGTGTTTAACTGCAACGCATTCCCGCCAATAGCAGTGTTATATGCGCCAGTTGAAACAGTTGTCAGAGCGTTCAAGCCAACAGCGGTGTTAAAACCTCCACTTGTATTAGCCGCCAAAGCACTAGCACCCACCGCAGTGTTGGTAGATACAGCACCAGCACCACGGCCTACTGTGAGGCCATATATGGTTGCGTCACTTGTAGTGGTAATGGTAGTAAAAGATGGCGAACCAGCAGTCACAGCCATCGTCCCTGATGTGGACGGCAAAGTCACAGTAACAGAACCCGCTACCGCAGGAGCAGATAGCGTTACGGAACCGCTGGTATCGCCATTGATTACAACTGAACTCATATTGTTTCCTTATTGAACGACCCAGCGTGAGCCAGATGTAACTGTGACAACCACACCGCTACTCAACGTAATTGGGCCTGCTGACATACCCGAGTACCCAGCCGCTATGGTGTAGCTTACAGATACTGTTTGGCTGTTCACCATGATGCCATTACCAGCCGTCAGAATAGATGAAGTGAACTCACCAGTGCTTGGCTTGTACAACAGCTTGGCGTTGCCTGTGTAAAGAGTTGAGGCGTTGCCGGTCGTTACGCTTGAGAAGGTTGGGTATAAATTACTTGCAGTGGTTGTGTCATTGGTAATTACCGCGCCGCCCAAGAGAGTCCAGTTAGCTCCGTCGTAGCCCTCGTACTGAGACAAAGTGCTGTTCCAACGAATCTTGCCTACCGCGCCTGTGGGACGCTGGCCTGTTGTACCGGCTGAAATCTGCACCGCACCTGTTGAGGTAAACGATGAATCCCCAGTAGCTGCCAATACGTTGACGTTAACCGTTGTGCCTGCGGAGTCCACATACACAGCCCGTTCAGAGGGTTGAGTTACAAACGCATCTTTTGATCCAGCGCCAAAATTGACCAGCGAGCCTGAGTTGCTGGAGGCTAAGACGGTTGTACGAGATAACGTGTTACCCGCAGATGTATAAGTACCAATACCAACTTCCCACTCACCAGACACGACGTTGGCAATGGTGTAGTAAGTGCTGTTGGAGTTACCAACTCCGGCGGAGAATGTTTGGAATCCTGTGTACGCACCAGCAAGCGTTACAGAACCCGTGCCTGTAGTTGTGGTGGTTTCACGGACTCTGTCTGCGAGGACTAAGGCCATTTATCATGCTCCTGTCAGTTGAGACTCTTCAAACCAACGCTGCTGCACATTACCGTCCACATCAGTCCACTCAACAAGATAAGTGACGTTGCCGTCCTCATCCATACGCAAAGCAGCAACGGGGCCTTGGGGAATTACTGCGACAGCTTTGACGACATCGCCTTTTTTAAATGTTGTTGCCATGATTAACCTGCCAAGCTGAGTGTGTAAGTTACGGACAATGTGTCGCCTGAAACAACTGCGCGATCACCGGGGGAGCTAAAGTCTGCTGCTGAATACAACGTACCTGTTGTACCACTCTTGGTACTGTTGCTGGTCAAGAAAGCGCCGCCAACTGTGGTTGTTCCGTTGATGCTGAATGTTGCGGGTGAAGCTGAGTTTGTAGCCACTGAGGGATTGGCTGTTGTGGGTGTACCGAATGTGCAGGCGGGGCGGGTAGCTTGACTATACGCAACCACTTCAGTCCAACCAGCATGAGAAGACATGGTGTCACCAGCCGCAGGGTTGTTGGATGCAGCAGCGCCGTACAAACCCAAATACCAAGCAGCCGTGTATGCGCTACCTGTGAAGTACTTGCTGTTCATGTCTTGCAGACCGACGTTCACCACCAGATTGGGGGCATCAGCTTCCCACTTCAGATTGCCCTGTGCGTCATGGCACTGGACTTTATAAACACCTTTAGCGCTTGCGCTCTCAGCGGCGGAGCCACCGGCAATCAAGCTGCTTGCAGCTACGTCTTGTGATTTAATTTTATCGTTGAACATGGTTACTCCTTATGCGATACGGATAATTGCTGATGTGTTTGATACAGCGGGGAACTGTACCGTGAATGTTGTTGCTGAAGTCTTATCTGCGCCAAAGTCCAATACGCAAACTGCGGGGTTCCCGCCACCACTCTGGTAAATCAAAGCGCCACGTGCAGTCAGGGCAGAGTTCCAAACAGCGTTGTTAAATGAGATATAAGCGGTGTTGCTTGTACCTACCGTGGGAGTTTGCGCAATCGTGAGCGCCAAGCCGCCAGCCGCGTACCCAGAAACCACAACTTCGCCCGTAGACGTATAAGCCGTGGTAGAGGCGTTAAGCGTGGCTGCATTGGTGTACAGAGCCATGTAAAACGTACCGGACGTAAAGTTGAACGTCCCGTTCATTAACCCTGTTTTGAATGAGTCGCAAGACCAATTTCCTGTAAAAGCCATCAGGTCACCGCCTGTCTATATTGACCAGAACGATACGCATCTTGACGCTCCATACCGTCACCAAGACGTTTAGCCAGTGCAAGGGCTTCTTTGTACTTCATGTCGTAACCAGCGATGATGTCAGCCTCACCCTTCATAAAGGTATAAGCTTCTACAAGGGAACCGTACAGCAGAACCGTATCAAAGTTGTCGCCCAGCCATGTTTGACCAGAAGCGGCTACTGTAATTGACTCGGGGTAAAAGAAGTAATGCAACTCCATTGTATAAAGTGCATCGGGTGTTGGGCCAAGAATAAAACTTAACTCGTTGCTGCTTGAGTACGATGGGCCAAACAATGCGTAGTACTTAGGGATGGCTGTGTCTGTTGGTGTTGGGTACGCTTGCCGTATGAAGTTTACGTCTTTGTTCAACAGGTACTCATAGCTACCATCAGCGGCAACAACTGCCATTGAATATGTAGCCAAAAAATCTGATGGGCAAGCTAGGTACTTGTTGTTTGCGGATGTAAAGCCAGTAACATTGCGGCGAAGCGATGGGAACTGAACCGAGTTGTATATACGTTGTTCAGCCTGCGTAATGAAAGTATTGATCTGCGTAGTTGCAGATACGGTACTCCCACTCGCAAGATATACATCGGGGAACTGATTCTCCGTGTATGACTGAATCGTGTTATACAACGTCGTGTAATTCATGCCATCGGGCCTCTAGACATCACGCCTTTGGTAGCACAGCCAGTACCACGCATTTTGATACCAGTTGTTTTAACTTGTTCATTACCAGCAGATTTACTGATTGCGCCAACGCTCACGTCAAGCGTACTAAGATCACTGCTGCTTGGCTCTTTGCCGTTTGAAGTAACCTTCATGGCTTTGCCGTCCATTGTGTGCGGCTCGGCATAGACGCTAGCTGAGCCAACTTCTTTACCACCTTTTTTCATGGTATATGCCATTATTTGCTCCCTTGATTTTTAGCGCGGGACATGTTCCTACCAAGACGCATACGGTCATCAGTAGTAGGGCCACCCTTCTTTAGCTTGAGCATAGTGCCCTTGCCGCCTTTATGCTCTTGAGCATCATGCTGTTTGAAAGCTTTCTTGATGAGGGCTTTGTCTTGAGCCATGTCAGCTTTGCCTGATTCCATTTTTGCCATCTTCAACTCCTAAGTTGTTATTACCGTTACTGTACCAAGTTCTACAACCAAAACCAAGTTATTTGGGGTTAAAACTGAATCAAAACCGGATGACCCACCGACTGGATTCCAGCCCCACTGAAATACCCGACTACCGCCTCCGTTGTATCCATCAGCTAAATCACCAGAAACTTGGTAGCTTGTATCTGGCCTTGGCTCTCGCACTGCCTGAGGGTCGTTGACCGGATACATACCCAACTGAAGTTGCGGCTGATCTGGATCCCAGCAGGACTGGCAGACTTTGATGTTGTATATCTTGGTCTTAAGAACCTGTTTACGCAGCTCCTGCAACTTATACCGTTGCCCACACCTATCGCATTCGGCAATTGAATACTTACCTGAAGCAAATCTATTTGGCATAGCTCACCTCAGTAGAACAACTGCCTTGGGACAAACCGGTCTGGAGCTTTCTCGCGGTCTTCTTGGGATGCCAACAGCCACTGCTGCTCATACTCGCCCTTTAAGAACGCCACACGATCAGGAGAAACATCAGGCCGCTTAGAACCAACATAGAACGCCAAACCAGCAACCATGCAGGGGATTAGACGAAAAGGGATATCTTGCACATTTACGCCATTGCCAGCATCATTAATGCGGCGAAGCCTCCAGTACACAAAGGTGTAATCCCCGCCCGAATTGGGGGTAGGCCATACGTTGATGCAAGGTAAGTTCTGCACATAGATTGCCGCACCAGTCGTATGTGCCGCTGCCGTAGTACCATTTTGCCCTCGGGTGCAATTTATCAGGCTGTTACCGTCCACGTTGGTGTAGCCAATGGTCTCGGAGTCAATCTTGATAAACCCAGTAGTAGTTAACCCTGATGTACTACTGACCGCAATGGTTGTTGCAGTGCTGGTGATCGTGCCATTTAGAGTAACCGAAGTCGCATTTGTCTGCGCTGTTTGACGGTTGATCCAGACTTGGATTGGGCGTCCAGTTGTAAGTTTGTTTGGAATGGTGGAGTAGGTAGGCTCAGAGATACGGCTAATATTGATATCGCTTTGGGTTGAAGCTGTACCATTATTTTGGCGAATGACATGGTCAAGCAAGTCAATCGTATCTTCTGGAAGTGGATATACCGCCTGTCCAGTAACCATGGTAATTGCGCCTTCTTCCACAGTCCACAAATTAATACCACGGTTTGCCCACTCAATTGTTAATAGGTTCAGCGAACGGCGTGCCGTACGAAATTCATAGCCAGTACGAACCTCTAGACCCGCCCGCTCATACGCTTCCTCGATCATCTCATTGAGATCAAGGTTAAACGAGTTGGAAGAGGATACGTAAGCCATTATCTAAAACCTGCTGTTTTCTTTGCTACGCTTTTAGGTTGAGCCACAAACTGTTTACCTGCTGCCTTACCTTTACGCTTGGCCTTGGTTGTAGCAGCATACTCAGCAGAGGACAAAGACTTGATAGCCGCTTCAGGAAGATACCTCTCACCTGTTTTTGACGAAGGCTTCCCCGACTTAGTACGCCATTTCTGGTCGCCCCAGTTCTTAAGGGAAGTCTGCGGCGCTTTCAATCTCTGTATCCCCCGCCAGCAGCCTTGTATTTCTTAGCTACCAACTGAGCTTTGCGGGCTGACCATTGGCCTGCACCCGTACCTTGCGTTGCTGCTGCTTTGACCTGAGACACAATCCGTTTGCGCAACTCTGGTTTGGTGTAGTTACCCGCAGCATTGACCTTGCCACCTTCTTTGTATACCTCAACGTCATTCGGATCATCCTTGCGGGTGACCGTCTTGGCCTTAGGCATCTTGGAAGGACGGATGTCGCCCATGCCACGGCTTGCCATCATCGCTTACCCTTTGCCATACCGCCGCCACACATCACCATCGTGCCCTTGGTCTTACCACGCTGGGCAATACCATCAGCACGGTTGGAAGCAGAAGAGACTGATCCACCTTTGGCAAATGCATTACCCATTTCCGTCTTGGTGGTGGGTGCAGTCTTTCTTTTTTGGTACGCTTCCTCGTCTTTTGCTTCTTCCATAGATTGCTTTTGACCGGGAGTCATTGGCGCTTCTACACCGCGAGTTTCGCGTTTTACTTCAGCGTCAGCTTCATCTCTGGCCTGCCCTACGCGATCTGAAGTGGCTTTTTTAGATTCGTTTTTCATCCAATTTTTGTCCCATGATGCTTGCGCGGCGGCGTCGCCAATAGCTGTTTTAGCGCCCCATTTAGTTGCCATGATTTAGCACATCTTTCCGCGAGTCTTACCCCGCTGAGCAATACCGTCTGCACGGCTGGAAACAGAACCGCCTTTTTTGTAGGAGGAGCCCATAGCTTCGCGCATTTTTTTACCAAGGAACCCAGAGTCAGAGCCTTGACTTGACTGCACAGATTTTGCCCAATCTGACTCAGCAATTGGTTTTGAACCGCTGTCATCATCACCTGAGTCGCCCATATTTTTGCGATTCTCAGCATACTTAGAGTATGTAGCTGCTTTTTCCTCGTCACTTGGGCCAGCGCCTACGTTGTAGGGGCCAATACCGCCTTCCTTCTTAGGAGGCTGTTTTTTCTGGGAGCCAACAGCAGACCCCATACTTTTTGAAGCATCCTGAGACGGGCTTTCAGCTTTCTTCGCAGGCGCTGAATCTTCATCCTTCAGTTTGGTGTTGTACTTTTTACCATTAAATTCAAATTCTGTATCGCCTGCATCGCGGGCTGCACGAAATGCTTTGCCAAATGCGCTTGTTGCCATGATTTACTCCTTAACGAACCTTGCCGCCTTTTTTCATGCCTTTGTTACCGGGCATGGAAACTTGCATTGCTTTGGTCTTACCTTTAGATGCAACACCGTCAGCAGCTTTGACAAAACCGCCAGAAGCCATCTTTTTAGCCGTGCCACCTTTTTTCATCATGCCCATGCCCATACCACCAGAAGGAGCGGCGGGAGCAGCGGGAGCAGCGGGAGCAGCCATAGCGCCACGTTTTTTAGCGGCCATCATTGCCATCATCTTGGGATCCATCTTTGTAGCCATATCACCACCTCTTTTAAAAGTTTTGCCTTTGTCGGCGTTTGAAAAATCTTTGCCCACAGATTGTGGGACTCCGGCTTTCTTGGCAAACGCTGGATTGTGGGCCACCGCTTCCATGAATCTATGTTGCTTTGCACTACTGCTTGGCATCACTTCCCCGCTTGAATAAGCTGGTCAATCTTTGCTTCAAGCTTGTTGAAACGTTGGTCAATGTGGTCAGTAAGTCTTGCAACTTCTGCTTTAGTAGCTGTATCACGGGCGATCTCCTCACGGGTTATGTTGAGCAAACGCTCAACTCGTTTGACATCTTCAAACTTCTCACGGATGAAGAACCATAAGGCTCCCATCATTAAAGACAGACCAGCAGACCAAATTGTGTTGATGTCCATATCAGCACTTCCATCTTGCCAAAGAAGCCGCCTTGCGGGTAGGCTTGCCTTTTTCGTCTTTCATCGGGCCGGGCATACCAGACATGCGAGCGCAGAATGACTTCTTGCGGGGGCCACCTTCAGGCTGCGGAGCCTTCAGATTGCTTCCTGTTGCTGCGTTGTACTTGGCACGACCTTTGGCAGTCAAGCCCGCTCCCTTGGAAGCAGGTAGCTTTTCACCACGACCAACAGCGAGGGAGGGAGTCTTCTTAGCCATAGAACACCGTAATACCCGTAACAGAGCCAACGCTAAGCGTAAGGTACAGCCCTGTAGAAGCTAATATACCCTCAGCGGGAATCAAAATATAAAAAGTATTTGGTGTTCCAAGGCTTGCAATATCCATTGTGTAGAGAACGGCGGCTGAAGAACCTCCATCTCTAATTTCAAATGTTGCGGCGGTGCTTGCTTTAGGGCTAACAACAAACCCTTTAAGACGCGTTCGCCCAGCGTAGTAAGAACCTGCCGCACTCAAATGAGCGGATTTAACGTCTGTCTGCATTGCCATAATTAATCTCCTGTTATTAGGGGGCCGAAGCCCCCTTGATTAATTAGACTTGACTTGGATTGGCAGAACCGTCAGAATCTTTGACGATATATCTCACAGTCAGGACACCAGCACCAGAGGTGGCAGTGACGTTGGCCTGTGTAAATGTGATGATTGCATCTGTCGTACCTACGTTGTTACACAGCACAGCACCAGCGGCGTTGTTATTGCCAAGCAACAAGTTAACAATACCTGTGTTTGTGAATACGCTACCGTTAGCTGCTGTATTAATGGCTACGCCATTTACTTGCAAAACGTATGTAGGAGTGGTAGTTGCATATGCAACAGTGGTATTAAACGTAGCGTCTACAATTTGCGAACCAGCAGGAATTGTAAAAGCAACCGTAGCCGCCGTAATGTCCGTGTACAAAATTGATTTAGACTGCGCAACCATAGTCGCGCCCATGTTGCGGATAGTGCCAGCAGTCGTACCGGTTGTGTTTTTAACAGTGCCTAACAACCAAGGGCCAAGGTGTG